GTCCATCGCGAGGTTCACCATCGCGCCGGCGCCGACCGCGACGCCGATAGCCGCGAGCGAGCCCTTCACCTCGTCGAGCGACTTGCGGAGGCCCTCGACGTTGCGCTTCGCGGTATTGCTAGGTTGCGAGAGTCGGTCGTCGCCCTCGAAGATGACCTTCTCGGTGCGGGTATTAACTGCCATACCAAGCCCCGAAGGACCCGCGCTTGCGCGTCAGGAATTTAGCTTCCGAGTCGAAGCTCACCGAGAACCTGTCACGGCCGAGCCGCAGAATCCCCTCCGCGAGACCGCGCTGGTCGAACGTCGTCGCCGCGCTCGGCGCGAGCAGCGCCGTGATCGGGAAGCGCCCCTCCCCGATCCTGATCCAGATGTTCGGCTGGCTGGTCCGGCGCGAGCGCTGGATGAACGCCCTCCGCAGGTCGGACGGCGAGACGACGTCGCCGTCGAGGGTCTCGATGCGCCACGGCAGGCGGCGCAGCGGCACGCCCTTTTTCGTCTGCCGGGTGGCGAAGTTACTGAAGAGGCGGAACCGCTTCGCGTTGAACTCGACGACGGCGCGCATGTTCTTCCTCGTGGCGCGCTCGATTGTCGTCTGCCGACGGATCGTCCCCTGCTTCAGACCGGCGAGCTGCGCCGAAATCTGGCGCACGCCTTCCGCCCTCACCGACGTCGCGGCGCGGTTCATTGCGCGCGCTCCGGCGGTGAGGGCTTCGTCGGCGTAGAGCCCGAGGTCCTCCTCAAGGCTTCGCAGGTTATGTCGTACCGTCCCGTCCATCTTCCCCCTCTTTCGGCGGCGGTGAGCGCATCACGTTGTCGAGTCGCCTGATCCAGCGCACCTCCCACGGCCGCGGCCGTGAGCGCGTCAGCTCAGCCCACGCCCTGATCTCGGCGTAGGAGATCGGCTGGAATCCGAACGGCCCGTGCTGCTGAGCCTCTCGAAGCTCGACGTACCACTCCCAGATGTACCCGAAGACCATCGGGACTCGGGGACCGGCCAGCTCGGCGCGCGCGACTTGGGAGTGCCGCGCCGCCGCCCTGAGGTGATCGCCGTATGTGGCCCCAGACTTCGGGTCACCGTACGAGCGCGCCATCTTTGCCTGATGGCGCGCGAACTCGATCAACTGCCTACCGGTCCCGGCAAGAAATTTGCGCGGTCATCCGCGAAGCGCCTGACCTGCTCGAAGATGTAGGACTGCTCCTTGAGGAGCCGCTGGCACTCGGCGGGCGAATAGACGAGGAGTCCGGTCTTCGTCTTGAGCCCCTTCCAGCCGGCGACGAGCGTCGCGTTCAGCTCCCAGAACTCGAACTCGCGCTCCTGCTCGGTCGGGCGTTGCGGCGCCCGGCTGACCCAGCGCTTGATCTGCTCCTTGAGCATGAGCTGGTACTCCTCCGCGTCCGAACCGCGGACGAGGAACTGCGCCCCGGTGGCGCGCCTCGCCGGGTCGAGGAGCGTCATCCAGACGCCCTCCTGCGCCTTCGCGCGTACATCGTGCGCGTCGAGATCGAACGCGCCCTCTTGCTTAGTTTCCTCCGCCATCTGCCCCTCCCTCGTGGGGTAGTTGAAAAGTGGTTACGCGAGCGAGTCCTGCACCCATACCGTCGTCCGCTCCGACGACACACCGGCACCGCCGGTCACGTTTTCGAGCGCGGTGAACGGGCAGGTCTGGACGAGCGCCTTGTCGCCGTCGTCCTTGTCGGCCGCGCCGAGCTTCACGCGCGGCAGCACGAAGGACATGAACTCGGCGTTCGCCGCCGGGCTCGCCGGCATCACGGCCGCGAGCGACACCTCCGTCTCGTTCAGGAAGTAGTCGCGGATCGTCGCCGAGTCGAAGAGGGCGGTGAACTGCCCGTCGACCATGACGCGCCCCTCGGTGATGTCGGCGTACAGGTTCGAGCCGATCACGCCCTCGCCGACCATGTTCCCTTTCACCGAGAAGTTCAGTGACGTCACGACCGCAATCGCCGCACCCTGCGCGATCAGCAGCCCGTTCGACGCGGCTAGAAGCCCCGAGGTCGACTCCGCCGTCGGCGCCGTGTAGTACGCCGCCACGCCCGGGGTCATGTCTCGCCCGATAAACGCGCTATTGATCGTCCCGATACCGCTCGGCGGGAGGCCGACGTCCATCTGGTTGATCTTGCAGCCGTCGAAGCGCTCGGACAGCACGAGGTCGGCGTGGTAGTGCTCGATGGAGAACGAGGTGTCGGTGTGTCCGGTCTGGGGGACGAAGGTCACCTTGCCCGGGTAGGTCATCGTCGCCGTGGCAATCGGTCCCTCGGCGAACAGCGCGGAGCCGTTGAGCGTCATCACCGTCAGGTTGAGCGCGGTGACCGCCGTGAACACGAGGTTCTTCTGCGAGTTGAGCGCGTTGAAGGTGCCCGCCGTGAAGCGGCCGACCATGCCGATCTTCGCTCCGTCCGTCAGCCACGAGCCGGCCGAGCGCGCGACGTTGTACGTCGGGCCGGCGCCGGTGATCGTGATCGACAGGCCGGAGCTTGCGGTGACCGCCGTGAATAGGCGCCGCAGCGCCGCGGCGATGAAGTCCTCCCACGTGCCCGGGGATAGCTCACCGTTGATCGCGCCGTCGACCGTGCGCGGCCCGTGGCGGAAGTCCTGAAGCTGGTAGGTCGAGACCAGCTCGTTTGACTGGAAGGTCGCCTTTTTCAGGGCGAGGGTCGACTGCACCCGGCGAAGGAGCTGCGCGCCAGAGGCGCCGGGCGGAACCGCCCACGAGGATTCCGCTTTGTAGCGGAGTTGTTTTGCAATGCCTGTAGCGAGCACGGTGCCTCCCTCTTAGAGCGCCTGATCTGGCGTATGGGTGTAGGTGTAGTAGAGCGCCTTGAAAACGAGCCTTGCGACCGCGCGTGGCTTCTCCGCCTCGCCGTCGAGGTCCGTCTCGATTCTGTCGAGGGTGATGGACTTCGCGCCGCCGGCCTGCTGATTTGCACCGATGGTCGCCTCGACTTCCTTCGTCATCTCGTCGATCTGGTCGTCGGTGGAGCTGCTCGACTTCGAGCAGCACTCGACCACCAGCTCGGCCATCCTCGCGAGTACCTGACTCACCCCCTCGCGACTGACTGCCTCGTCCTTCAGGTAGACGCGCAGGCCCGGGAGATCGGCGTCCTGCATGTCGTAGACCCTCGACTTGAACACGCGCGCCCCGGCTGTCGGGAGCCCGGTGAGCAGCGTCGCGACCGCGTTCCTGATCTGCTTGCGGACGTGGTCAGCCATTCGAGAGTCTCAGGCGCACGAAGGCGCCGTCGTCCACGGGCTCGCGCCCGCGGATGGTGTAGGTGACCGCCCCGATCAGCAGCGTCTTTCCCACGGCGGCCGCCGGGAAGACGGACGCGAGGCCGAGCGCCACGGGCTGAGTCCCCGCGACGCTCGACATCTCGTCGTACTCGTTATCGACAATCACCTTGACGGCTGTAGCCCCGTCGTAGGTGCCGTTGAGCGCGTGCCCCGAGATCGAGTCGAGGAACGCTCCGAGGTTTTCTTGAAACACCGCGCCGACTTTTTCAGGTCGTGTACTTCGGGTGCGCGGCGATGTGGCCCGCGACGAGGGACGGACCGGTGACGATGGTTCCGACGACTCGGATGAAGCCCCGCGTCGCCCTCCCCCGGATGGTACGCTTCTGGACTTGGTTCGCAGCTCCCGCCGCGAACGCGCCCTCGTTTAGCCCGCTGAAGCCCGCGCCGCCGGCGCCCGCGCCGTCGGTCGCGTCCTCGACCGTCCACGTGATCGAGCCGGTCATGGCCCCGACCTGTAGGACGATTTGGACGTCGCCCTCGTACTTCCGGACGTCGATCCAGCCCGACGTCGCGTTCACGGTCGCAGCCGCGGACACGGGGTCGAGCACCTTCACCACTTCGGCCGCTTGGCCTTGGTTTCCCATCATGGCGATTTACTTCCTTTCCCCGGTCTGACCGCCGGTAGCGGCCGGCTTCGCATCCTTCTGCGGAGCCGGGACGGGAGCCTTCACCTGCTCCTCGACCTCCGAGACGACGAACTCCACCTTGTTGGCGGCCCTCATCTCGATGGCGAGCAGTCGCGGCAGGGTGACTACGGTCCCCACCTTGGCGATCTCCCTCTTGTGGTCCTGAAACGAGCGGAGCACCTTCACCCTCTGCTCCGCAGCCGGTTTTGCTGGTGCCTGCATGTTCTTCTCCTCTTCGGTTCCGCGAATGACGCCGCCGCCCATGAGGGCGCCTGCATTCTCCGTCGTGAGCGGCGGCATCAGATTCTCGCGGTGCTGCTTAGGTGATGGTGGTCGCGCGGCTGTACGCGAACGGACGGCGGACGCCGACGTCCATCGAGTACATCGCCCGGACGCCGATGATCCCGGCCGCGAAGTTCGCGAACGGGTTCACCGACACCTCCAGCACCCCCCACTCGCCGACGACGGTCTCGGCCCAGTCGCCGAAGATCATCGAGGCCGCGGCGAGCTGGTTCGACGACATCCCCGGGAAGCCGGAGACGGAGCCGTCCCAGATGTTGCCGCTCCACAGCGGCGTGTCGGTGTTCGCGAACCGCGCCCGCTGGAGCAGGAGCGCCGCGATTGCCGGGGTGGTGACGTACCCGCCTCGGGCCGGCGTCACGTTCGCCGCTGCGACGTCGGTCTGGAACTCCAGCACCTTCGCGTAGTCGATGGACGTGCCCGTGACCGCGCCGATGCCCGCCGTGTTCGCGATGCCGGTCGGCTGTCCGGCGGCGCCGGAGCCTTCCAGCACGGCGAGGTCCGCCGCCAGCGCCACGATCTGCGCGAGGTCGTCGGTGACGATCCCCTCTGCGCCGGGCGAGGACTGGAGGAGGAGCTGCCGGCTGATCTCGGTGTAGGCGCCGACGTTCTTCGGCGAGAGCGCCATCTGGACGAACGTCTGCTGCGACTCGGTGATGCCGGTCGCTTCGTTCGCCAGCCAGAAGGCGGTCGCGGCCGCCGATTGGCGCGGTACCGTGACGGACCCGACGAGGCCCGACAGGCGACGCACGCCCATCCTGAACGCGACCGAGCGGTTGCGGAGGATGTCGATGAACCCGACGTTGTCCGTGGCGACGAGGAAGCCGCCGGCGCCGGCCGTCGCGACCGTGAGGTCGCGCTTGCCGTAAGCGGACTCGATGGCTCGCTTGACGTCCATCTGCGAGAAGTCCACCGGGCGCTCCATCGCCTCGAACGGCACGAGGAAGTGCTTCGGGTCCATCGCGCGGTTCAGGCGCTTGGCGACCTCGCGGGAGCACTCCAGCTCGAAGCCGGCCTTCCCCCAGTCTTGGTCGACGCACGCCACGATGGCGCGCGACAGCGAGTAGCGCTTCACCTCGGTCTGGGTGAGCCCGAGACGGGAGGCCGCCTGCGGGTTCGTCTTGCCGCGCTCCTCCAGAATGCGGAGGATGTCGTCGGAGACGGTCTCGATGCTGATGCCCTGACCGATCCACATGTCGCGGAAGCGGTCGTCGAGGTTGTTCGCCTTGCACAGGTTCTCGATGGCGCGCCGTCGGGACTTCTCCATATCCTGCGCGCTCGTGCGCTTCCTGTCTTCCTCGGCCTCGCGGTCGGCCTTCTCGCGGGCTTCCTGCTCGCGCTTGCGCTGCGCTGCGGCCTCCGCTTCGGCCGCCAGCCTTTGCTCTTCTGCCTTTTCCATTGCTGACTCCCTTCTGTGAATGGCGGAGACCGCCGGGGTCCCGACCGCGGGTGCGGCCGGGCGTTGCGCTGCTCCCGAGCGGCTGATGCCGACCGAGTTGTCTGCGGGAATGGTGACGAGCGAGTTCTCGATGGGCTCCCAGTCCATCACCCGGAACACCGGGTCGTCGTCTTCGGCGCGGTCGAGCTTGCCGAACTGCTGGTCGAGCGCGCTACGGAAGAGGACGCGGTCGACCTTGCGGCCGTGCGTCTCCTCCATATCGTCGAGCATCCGCTCGAAGGTGGCGCCGTCCAGCTCGCGCGACACCTTCTCGCCGCCGCGCTTCGTCGTCTGCTCGATGACCTTGTGTACGCGGTAGCCGACGGACGCCTTTTTCAGGACCTTCCGCTCTACTAGTCCGATGGTGTCGCGCCCCTTCTCGGTCGCCGACTCCAGCCTGATCTCGCCGCGCAGGACGCGGTCCTTGCCGACCTTGACCGTGCCCGACTCGTGCGTGCCGCGCAGGTCGTACGGGTCGTGGTTGAACAGCACCGGCGCGCCGTCGTTCAGGCGGTCGAGGCGGATCGAGGTCTCGGAGTGGTCGAGCACCTCGGTCCCCCACCAGCGCTCGACCGGCTCCTCCGAGGAGAACGCCATCGAGACGATGAGGTCGCCGTCCTTGCTTTCGCGCCGGGTCTGGACCGGCTTGATGTCGAACATGCGCTTCATGGTCATCTCCCTATGCGTAGATCAGAGCGTCCTCGTCCCGCCGGCGCCGCAGCGTCGCGGCGGACGGTCCTTGCTTGATGGTGGGGAAGTGCCCCCTGAGCCTCATCCGTCCAGTCGTCGGCGTGATCTCGTCGACGAAGTAGTGCTTGGTCGATCCCGTAACCAGCGGAGCGAGCCCGCTGACCACCGCGGGCAGATACCCGCGCAGCGCGAGGCGCCCCTTCGTCGGCGTGTACTGGAACGTCTGCGCCGCACCGATGCTCGGCACGTATCCGCGGATGACGAGGTGCCCGACTACAGGGCGGAGCGTCTTCGTCAGCGACGGCGCGTAGCCGTGAATGACTTCGTGCCCGGGCGTCGTCGCCAGAGCCCGCAGGATAGACGCCGTCTTCCCCCTGAGCTGGAGGTGTCCCGTCGACGGCGTGCGCGTGACGGTGATCGAGGCCGTCTTCCCGCGGATGTTCAGGTGCCCGGTCGTAATCCCGAGCTGCCGCGTGATCGTCGCGAGCTTGCCGCGGACGACAAGGTGCCCGACCGTCGGCGCGAACGCCTTCAGGATCGAGGCGGTCTTCCCTCGGACCTGTAGGTGCCCGGTCGTCGGCGTGAGCGTGAGCGTCGAGCCGCCGCCGCCGGCTGGTGCCCGGTGGTATTGGCCCGGGTATTGTCCTCCCGGGAAATTTGAGCCCGGCATGTCTCCTTAGTTGTCGAGGAGCTGGTGGCCGTTGAAGTCGGCGCACCAGTTGAGATTCGAGCCTGCGATCCCGTCGACCGTGAGGCCGATGTCTGCGCCGCTGGCGAAAAACGTGATCCCTACCCCGGCGAGCGCCGTGAGGTCGGCCGGAAGTCCGAAGGCGGTCGCGCCGACGTTCGCGAGGTTCGCCGCGACGCTCGCGCCGTCGATTCTCATCGCGGCGGTGAAGTTCCACGCCTTCGTGGCGCCGTCCGACGGTCGGCGTGCCGTGACGATCACGCGCCCGTTAATGCTGGAACTCGGGTTCCCCGCGAACATCACGAGGTCCTTCGACTCGTCTCCGACCGTCTGCCCTTCGACGTGCCCTGAAATCGGTCCGCATTGCATGTTCTGTGTTCTCCTAGAGTGAAGCGTCCGCGGTCCAGTGGATGCCCATCAAGCCACCCGCTACCGTGGCCGCGTTGCCGGTGTACG